CTTCTTCATATCGAGAATCATCTGCTGGGTTGCACCGTTCTCGTCGATAGCCACGACCAAGAACTGGGCTGCACGAACCAACTCGTTACCCGACGGCAGGATTTCATTGGCACCCACCCGATTCGCCTGACGGATGTCAGGGTTGTTCGGATCGATCTCGCCAAGGAAGCCACCACCAGACTCACGCAGTTGGAACTCCAGGAACTTCATCTCGTAGGCGCACGGGATAATCGTCACGCCCTCGTCGCCTTCCCAATACTGCCCGGTCACAGTGTTGAAGATGTCACCGGCAGACGCACCCTTGATGAACTTCGAGTCCGTCTTGATCAGTTGCGGGGAGAGCGGCTGCAAGATCCGCATAAACGGAATCTGCATATCCTCGGAGGTAATATTCTCCATCCCCTGACCTGCACCAGCGTACAGATCGTCCATGAGATTTGCGGGTAGCGACTCCGCCTTTTTCGCTACAGCTTGCTTTTCAGCCATCGTTCTACGTCCTCGTAATCTTAGCTTCAGTTCCTACAAACACACCGAACTGGTCGAAGTCGATATCCTGACCCGACTCAATGCGGTTACGGACCCATGCCTTCAGCGTCTGCGGATGGACATGGGTTTTTTGCGCGGGGTCCAGACCATACTGTTGGCGCAAGTCTTCAACCACGGAGCCAGCCATGTTGTCCTGCCCTGTGTTGAATGACACGGTGACATCGTGCTTGATGATGTCGCCTTCGCCGATGGAACGGAGCCACGCAAACGCTTCGTCACGCCTGTCATCTGGGATGCGGGCATGCACGAACTGTCGAAGCGCAATCTTGTGCCCTTCAACTGTGACAGATTCCATACCCATCTCCTGCATCAGAGCGGGGATGTCCTCTTCATTCACCTTGCGTTTCTTGAATTTAAGATCCTTGAGGTATTTTTCCGCTTCCGCGATTTCCTCGTCGATCTTGAGGGATGCGCGGATGAGATTGGAAAGGCGGGAACCTTTCGTCTCATCCACATTGTCGAACTTTTGGGCATCGACTTCCTCGTCAAACAGCGAAAACACATCGCTCATACTTCTTCTCCTTACGTTAAAGTTTAAGCCCTTCGGCTGTCGTGCGGCGACGATTTCTCGCCGCCGCTGGAGGGTGATACACGAACCACGGTCCACGATCAATCGATATTTTTGCCCTCCGATTCAAAAAACTTCTTGAGTATGTGCGCGACTTGTTTGCTCACACTCCTGTCATTTTCGTCGGCCATCTGCTTGAGCATGGCATACATGGGCGCCGAGACGGCAACGGTTTTCCACTTACTCAAATTCACCTGTTTACTCCTCGGTGCATGTCTGTTACGGTCGCTCACAATAATCTATACAGCGGGGAAGTCAACAACATTATGCGACCACACAACAAAAACCGAGATGGTCAGCGATCAGAACTGCTGGCAGCAGAGTGGTTGTTGTCTCAAGACTGTTATGTTTACCAGCCGGTGATGGCACAGGGGCCAGTGGACCTTGTTGCCATATCGCCGAACGGAAAAACACACTTGTTCGACGTAAAGACTCATGCGTTTCGTGCGTCCGGCACATCAATTGCCCGCAAACTAACAGACGTTCAACGCAAACTAGGTGTGCGCCTGTTATATGTTGACCTCGAGACTGGTGCTGTTGGCCTGTACACACATCAACTTTCGAACAATCCCGTATCCACAGAGAAAGCACAGAACCGTCACTTCAAGGGGAAGAAAGCTCTAACCATTTCCGAGCTTCTTCGCCAAGAGCCTTCGCCGACAGATCAATCTTGTCCCGAAGAGCACGAACAATCCTCTGATCAATCGAACCCGGAGTGATTAGGTCGACATAGGTGACTCTGTTGTGCTGCCCGATCCGGTGACACCGATCCTCGGACTGCATCCGAGTCGCCAAGTCGAAGTCGTTGGCGTAATAGATCACGTTTGTTGCAGCCGTCAGCGTCAGCCCGAAGCCTGCGGTCTGCGGGTTTGCCACGAAGAACCTGGCGTCACCGAACTGAAAGTCATGAATCGCCTGCTGGCGCTGTTCATCGCTCGTGTCCCCAAAATATGTGACCACGGACCCCGGTCCATGGATTCGTTGCAGTTCGTCCGCAATCTTCTTGATGTCGTAGCGGAAGCGTGACCAAATGATGATCTTGCCGGTCATCTCCTCGATGGTTTCTTTCAGCGCATCGAGCCGCTTGGTGGGGAACTCGATCAAGTCGCCGTCATCGGTTTTGATATGCCCGCATAACACCTGCTGCAAGCGCAGCAGTTGTGTGATCACAGCCGGCGCTGTTACCAGATCGCCGTTGTCGAACATGGCAATGGCCTGCTTCTTCAGTGTCATGTAGTGCTGGCGCTGCTCGTCAGTGACGCTCACCTCTCGGGTGGTGTACACCTTGTCGGGCAGGTCTAGTGCTTCTTCCTTGGTGACCCGGTAGGAAAACGTGTCAAGTTTCTCCGATAGTTCTTCAAGGTTCCGATAGCCCACAATCTGTAGAAAGTTATGTGCGCCCATGCGCTGCGTTTTAGTGACCGCATAACGTCCTTGAAACGAGTAGTACGAGTCAAAGCCGAGAAGTCTCTTGTCCATGAATCCGCACTGCGCGTAAAGGTCCATGGGTGACTTCGTAACAGGGGAGCCGGTGAGGATCCTTTTGTATGCAGCTTTTGCACCGAAGAGGACCAGCGTCTTAGTGCGTTTGGCTTTGGGATTCTTGATTGTAGTGGACTCATCAACAGCAAGTAGGAAACTGCTGCCCTGTGTGAACGCGCCCACAAATGCGGGCAGCTTTTTAGACGCGAACCCTTCCACATTTGCCAGTAGTATGCGGAGGACACCACGCTCTTGAACGCCAGACTGGAGACGTTCGGCTTGCGCTTTGTTGGGACTCGGATTCCATACATAAATCTCGTGCGGAATGTTGGTCGGGAAGTGGGTGGGAATCTCCGACGTTTCCCAGTTGCGGTAAACACCTTTCGGCGCAACAATAACCGCTGTGTCAATGCGGCCCTGCTCGTAGAGCCAGACCACGTTGTCAATAAGAACCTTCGACTTGCCACATCCCATCTCCATAAAGTAGGCGTAGTTGCGCTTGTCGTATGAGCGCTCCAGAGCCTCACGCTGGTGGGCGTAAGGCTCCGTGCGGTAGTTAAAGTCAGGGACCATCATTGACGCCTTGATCTAGGATAGCCTTCTTGGCTACCTCCAGATAGAACAGAATGTCAGCGACATCCTCTTGTGTCGTCATCATCTTGATAGCACCTGTCTCCTTGTCCGATCCCAGAATGACAACGTCATCCAAGTTTCTTCCTGCAATGTCGCACAAGACTTCGACCGCCGAAGCGTCGATCTTGTCGATGTTGGGTTGTTCCTTCGAGAAATAAATAATGTTGTCGTCATTCATAGGCGCACTCTCCTTGGCAGCAGTCATCGATCACACTACCACAGACAGAACATTGACGGTGGCCGTGAACTTCTACAACAGAAGCAAGCGGTGTGCCACACCGAGGACAGGCGTTAGCCATTTCTTGTTGATGAATTTTTTGCAGCAGCGCCGGACGTTTGTCCGGCACTACGTGGTGGCGACGGATGTCGCGCCAGTTTGGATCACGTTGTTTCAAAGTTTTTCTCCCTCGATCTCCACGCATACACCGTGCGCTACCACCGAACCCGGCGGGAATCTATGATTCATGTACGAAAACATCTGTTGTATGCGCTCTCTGCATTGAGCTTCTGTTGCATACGGTCCCCTGTTGTCTTCGATGTGCCCGCATCTGGGTGGCCCCATAACTTGCACACAAAAGTTTACGACAACAAGAAACGCTACCATCAACTCAACCCCGCAGAATCCTGTCCCATGCTTCCATGACTTCTTCGGACCTACCCGGACCATAGTCGTCAGGCCACTCGTGAATCTTGTCGAGCATTTCGCTAACGCACCAGTCGATCACCTGAACGGCGGTGCTCCACTCCATCTCTGGCTCTGTTTTTGCCTCTGGCATTAAATGTGTTTGGTTCATGACCAACCTCCTTGAAATAACATGGCGCACACAAGTGCCCATCTCTCCAGATTACGTCCGCCCGATCACCACATTTATCACAAGTTTCTTGATGATAACTGATGATACCTGAAACTACAAGCTGCCTCATTGTAATGACCCAGCATTACTGATGACATCGTCGATATCGACCAACGGTGTACAACTAGGGGGTTGACTTACACCGTTGATCTGTAATCCACAACATCGGCACACGGTCGCCGGTCCAGGGTCCATGGCTGTCTGGCATTTCGGGCACAAGCCCATGTCCAGACGCCGCTGCATCGTGCCGTCACCCTTTTCAATCGTCATCGTCATTGGCCCTCGCCTCCACTCGTATACATATCGCCTCTTGATTGATAGGCATCCGCTCCCAAAAAATCTTGGTCGCTGCCACATGGCACTCGGCCACGGTGTCGTAGCCACCAAGGGATTTGGTTTCGAACGAATCCGAATCGAAACCATACCCTGTGACTAGCAACAGAACCCAGAGGGTTTTCATTCTTCTTTGTCCTCCTCTTTCACATCCTCGGCAAACACCCAGTCAGCCCAGTACGAACCAGTCTTCTGCGGCGGCTTGAAATCAAACTCCTTATGCAGAGTATGGATGATCGCCTCCATCTCCCGCAGATCCGACAGCCACATGTCGTTGCACTCCTCGACTGTGTTTTTGATGCGCTTCAGATCGTTGTGAATCTTCAGCAGCATCATCCTCATGTCGCGCGTCACGCGCTTATCGTATACGCTCATGTTTCTTTACCTTCCTTTTTTTCAGCTTCTTGTCTAGGCGGCGTAATGTTCTCGCCGATAAGTTGGACCTCATGTTGGGGTCAAATGCATCAACCCTACTGTTCTGCACCTCACGCCGGAGCGGCCCTGTCGCTCGTATCTTCACCTAGAACCTCCCTTCTGTAGGTTTCGTCTTCATAGGCACACTCGTCGCAACGGATGTCCCCAAAAAATGTTGTGAAATCTTGGCACTCATGGCCGCACCAATCGCAAACCAAATACTCGTCGCCCTCGTCTTCATCCATCCCACTTCTCCTTTTTCGGTCCACGAAATATAAATCTGCGGTGGTGTTCCATGTACCCCCGACGCCGTTCTCCAACAGGGCCATTCAACAGACGTTCAATGTTCGCTTCGTGCTGAAGACCCAGTCTTTTGAACTCGTCACCGTGAATCTCTATGCTCCGCATCAGCTTGCCGTCGTCGGTGAAGCTGATGTAGCCCTGATCAAACAGCCAGTCCGCATTGGGCGTCAGCATCAACACATTCGCCGCGTCTTCTTTTTCCTGTAGTGTCTTTCCGTCAATCTCGTACAGCCCGCAATGACTGCTCGGTTTAATGTGACTCACAAACAACATGCGGTGATTCTTAACTCCCGTGAATGGACAAGTAGGATTGAGCGACAGCATGTGTGCCCGCAGCTTCTGCTGGTACGTCCGCTGCTTCACCACAGCAGTGCGTTCGGTCTCTTTTGACTCCGGCTGCGGGACAATCTTGTTGTCGTTGCTGGCGGGCGGCTCCTCGAAAACATCCGCACTCGATGCGTACTTACGCAACTCTCGCAGATCGATGTCACCATCGATGTAAAACTCCGGACCCACATGCACCAGAAACCGGACCAGCACCTTCGCACCCATCGGGCGCATGTGCCTCGTCCACTTCCCTCCTCGAACATCAGGGCGCTTCGAAACAAAACTCTGGTTGAACACATGCTTGCTCCATGTGTCCCCCCGAGCGTACTCGAACAGCCTGTTCATGTCGGCACTGAGCCTTGTGCTGTTCGACACCGTCCGCAGGTTTGGAATCAAACCCAACGCCTCTTCAATGGTCTTGCAGTCAGCAGCCGCAATCTTCTTGTTTATTGCAATTTCCTTTTTGGTAATGTTCTCGCCCACACGGAACCGACTCTCTGACTTCGGGTTGTCCCACCCGACACGGTCATGCCACATCTCTGTCTCAGGATGCTTTTGATGAGAGTCCACGGTCCACGGAACAGGGTCTTTCTTCTTCGGCGGGGGCGTATCCACCGGTATCTCTACTGGTTTCTTCATGCCCTCTTGAAGTGCGCGTATCCTCTGCACACGCTCCTCATTCGACAGGACATCCGGCGGCTGCTCGACTCTTCGATGTGGCGCGGCGGGTGCGCGCTTGCGACGAACCTCAACTTGAACGGTACGGCGCGCGCCACCTGTGACGCCCGCGCGCATCTGTCCGGCGTCAACACCGCCAAGGGTCAGCTTACTGCCCGACAGGCTGAGTTTTTTCTGCGTCATACCACCAACTCCCCATCGATGTACTCGCGGTCCGGCCACTTGTAATCCATGCCGTCACCGTTATCCTCGCTCGTCGGCTCGTACTCGAACCGGTGACCATCCTTCTCCCACTGCACGTGCAGCAGCCCCCACTTGATGTAGAAGTCATGTGCCGACTCAATCGGCAGGGGGCCATGACTGTCACGGGGCCAATCCTCGATGTGGTTGATCTCCCAGAAATGTGTGGCCTGTACGTGGTACTCGGCCTCAATAATCCTCGCCATCTTCTGCCTCCATTGCATCGCGCTCTAGCATCCGCGCTTCATAAACAGCTTCCTCCACATACCGAAAAGGACCAGCCACCGTGATGTCCAACTTGGTGTCCACGACGTAGCTTTTGTAAAAGCCCTCCTCGGCAACCGCGAATCTCGTCTCACCCATAGACTTCACTCCCGAACAGACCGCACTGGATGATCGAGTCAGCGATAGCGGCATCGATGTCACAGGTGTATGGGTTCATGATCGACAGCTTGACCTCGGGCAGCAGGCCGTTGATGCCACGTGCCACAATGTCGAGTGTCTTGCCTTTGGCAAAGTCACCCTCGTCGCCTTCCCACGCATCAGCGTTGTGCTGAATGGTGACCTCGAAGTTTTTCAAAAGATCGGTGCCGTCCTTCATCGAAAACTTGGGATCATGCTTGACGCGATCGATCCAATAGTTGCTGCCGCCCTCCAAGGCTGTGACCCACACAGCTTCGCAAAGATCGGCCCACGCATCCCAGTCGGGATTGGATTGGATCAGGATTCTTGGTGCGCCGGTCACGGCGGAATATTCGATGTCAGTCATTGAGTGTCTCCATTCAGCCTGTCAACGTAGGCATCGGCTTCACGCTCCGCTGCCTCGATCTTTTGATACTCGATGCTGTCAGCCATCCGACCCTGCACATCATCGTAAACTTGCAGATTCATTGCGCCATGCTCGGCGGCCCACGAATCACGGCTCATCCATGTGGCATCCTCTTCCATGCCCATCAGCCAACTCTTTACCTTGCCCATGCTTCAAGCCCCTTCAAAAAGTTGTTCAGATCAAACTCGACAAACCTCGTGTTACGAACCCTTTTCAACTTGTCACCGTCCACGAAATAAATTCCATGCGGTGTCGTCTTGTGGTTCCGCAGCACACGATAAACATGAATACGACTGGCGTACCGTTGCCCATCCTTCAGCGGGAACGCATCCCGATTCCGGATGATCTTCTTCTCCAGACCACGAATCGAATCACACACAGGTACCAAACGATCAGCGACGTATTTACCGTCGTCATCAAGGACTTGTTGCTTTGCGTAATATCTCGGCATATCTTCTCTCCTATGGTTGCCGTTGTCCTATAATCCATAGTAACTAACCATTACTAACAGTCAACAACAAATACGCTACTAAAACGATTTTCTACGGGTAAACAGTTTTTGTTTTTGTTTTTTCTAAAATGGCGTAACAAGCGTAACAAGCGTAACAAACCCTTATCCACCAACAATCACAGCCGTTACGCTTCTGTTACGCTGTTACACTTATGAGTCGGGGTGGACGATGACTTTTGGTTTTTCAAACTGCAAAGGGCAAAAAATATCGCTATGGGAAAAGTAGGTAGACCCGCCGGACTGACGAACCGGCAACGTGAATTTGCCAAGTATTACGTCGAAGGTAAGTATAGCAACGCTGAGTGTGCGCGGAAGGCTGGGTACGCGGAAGGCAGTGCCAACGTGCAGGCAGCAAAGCTTCTTGACGGCAAGACATTTCCAGAAGTGCCGAAGCTGATCAAAGAAATGCGGCAGGCACGGGAACGTCGATATGGCGTCACGCTGCTGAACCAGTTGAAGCGGTTCGAAGACTTGTCTATCGCTGCCGAAGAGGCTGGGCAGTTTTCTGCTGCCATCAATGCCGAGAAGATTCGATCCGCACTGGGCGGGTTGACCATTGACCGGCGTGAGTCGACGCACGTTCATCAACTTGACTCGCTGTCCCGTGAGGAGATCGTCGCTAGACTCGCTGCCATCCGGCAGGAATACCCCCATGCATTCGACAACATGAAACGAGTGGAAGATGCCCAAGACGGAGCGCAGCCTGTGGAACTCCTTGAAGCAGAATTTACCGAAAAAGACCCACTGCCAGCGGATTGAAAACCGTGCTGGACAAGGGATGCCGGACGTATATCTGTGCATGGATGGGGTGCCGGTCTGGTGCGAGTTAAAAATAATAAAGAATAATCGCGTATCCTTATCAACCTCACAAATTGCTTGGCATTTGGCGCATACCCGTTGTAACGGTGTCAGCTTTTTCTTGGTGCATGATCCCTCGACGGGCGATGTATTTTTATTTGACGGTGGTTCGGCGGCCATGATCCATGGATCGCGGTTGGATAACTTGCGCTCCTGCGGCCCTGCGCCTGCGTGTGTGTGGGCAGGCCCGCTGCGGGCTGCGCCTGCGGCCCTGCGTGCCTGCGCCCATGAGTCGTGGGCCAGGAACTTCGAGTAAAAAAACACGGACCGCGATTCGCGGTCCGTGTTCCTCGGAGGATTAGTGTTGGTGATAGGAGACATTGACAACGTCAGCGGACCAGCAAGCGCGGCACTCGCTGCATTTGCCGCCTTGCTGCGGCGCTGGGCAGATCTGCCCGCGCGGGATATCGTAGAGGGACCGCGTCCCGCTGTGGACTGTGCTAGTGTGCACGAATCCCTTGGACCGTGGTCCGTCAATCATGTGGGCAGACATACGCAGGACCGCATTGTCGGGCAGGCGGTCGATCTGTAGGGCGCGCGTCCATTTTTCATATTCGCGGGACGGTATCCAATGGCGCTTGTTTGGTGTTTGCCTGCATACTTCGATGATGTTCAACGCCATGCCGACACTGCCAACGTCGCCCGAATCAAACCAGCGAAACCATTCGCTGCGGACAATGTTCAGCACGTTAATCATTCGCGGCACAAAGTCGGACGCGTTAAAAAATTCCTCGCGTTCGATCATCTTTTTGCGGACGTTCGGCATGCGATACATGCCCTTGCGGGCGTAGCAGTTAGCGCATGTGCTGCCTTCTATCTTGGCAAGCCTGCTGCCTACGTCGCACAGCCACGCGTCCCGGCTGATGCTATAGCCGGGCATCTTCGAGACATTGGACAATAGTTTTTTGTCCTCTCTCGCTTGTTTCAATTCTTTGGCATTCATCGTAATCCCTCCAATGTGATGGTAGATAACTGTTGCATAAATTTACTAAAACGTCAAGTCTGCGGCCTGCGGCCTGCGCCCTTTATCGTATCCCGGGGCGGCCCCGGGACGCGGGCGCTGCGCCTGCGCTCGATAAAAAACCTGCGTACGCAGGTTTTTTTGCGGGCCGAGCAAAAAAGAAGCGGGCGACCCGAGTCGCCCGCTCGATGTTAGAGGATCCCCGGGGGAAAGTGGTCGGACCAAAAGTCTTCATACGCACACTCGATAGCTTCGTGTGGTGACATGCCTTCGTCAAAGTAGTCACGCCATCGAGCGTCCGGGAGATCATCGATCCCCACACCGATCTTTGCACCGATGATTTGATTGCACTGACGGTAGAAGCTGCTGAATGATTCATACATTGTTCCCTCCATACTATGATCACTAAGCGTTGCATATAATTACTCAAAAGGCAAGCGCGATCTGCGCTTGCGCGCTAAAAGAAAACCTGCGTACGCAGGTTTTCTTTTAGGCCCGGGACAAAAGAAAAGGGCGGCCTGGGCCGCCCTTTCCGTTAGATCCCATCACCCCCGCAGCTTTCGCAGACTTCGTCGCGCTCGACGTGAAAGCCGCCGTGTTCGTGATCTACGACGGAACGCGTGACTTGGGTCACGCCTTGACCATCGCAGTCTGGACACTTGGCGTGGTCTGGAACGGGAAGCGTCAACGCTTCCCGAAACTCCGCCAACTGCTGTGCCAGCTTGTTGATGTCCATTCACGCTGCCTCCTTCACAAGACGGTAGCCGCCGCCGTCGCGCACGGACCGTGATTCGATCTTAATCTTGTGCTGAGTCCGCAGCACGTAGATGTGCTGATGGATCGCGTTCTTATTGACCCGCTTGCCTGTCGCCCGACGCACTGCCGAGATCAGGTTGCTGGTCGACACGTACTTGCTGCCGCCCTGCATTAACCGATCAAACACTGCTGCTGGGAGTGGGGCCATCTTCCGCGCACCAGCGGGTGCAACTGTCCGCGTCATGGCGGTGGGTGCCATGACCTTCTCCATATGCTGCTTGGCTGCGGCAGTCTTGTCGGCTGCCGCAAAGATGTCCGCCCACTCGGCGGCTGCTGGTAACTCCAGCGTAATGGTGATAGGGAAATTAAACTTTTTAGGCATGTCTAAATCTCCTTTTGACTAGACAGGTTTAAGGCATGATTGCCCATGACTCAACGTTAGCAGCTATATGCAACCATCACAAGAGGTTTCTCGCTCACTATGAGCGGGGTTACTGTGGCAGGTTGTCGCAGGGCAACGCTCAAAATGAGCGCCTGCCCCCCTTGCGCGCGCCCATGGCATATGCGTAGCATATGCCATGCTGGGTTGATAATTTCGATGGCCCGTAATATCGTTCGAGCATGACGGGTAACTTAGACCTCCTCCCTGAAGAAGTCCTGAAAGAGATGCTGCTCCTCGAAGAGCAGCGTCAACGTCTTGAGGTGCGCGACGTAGCTCAAGAAAAATTTATGTCATACGTGCAGCACGTGTATGACGGCTTCATTGTCGGGCGGCACCACAAAATCATTTCTGAAAAACTCGAACGCATCGCATCGGGTGACTTGAAGCGTTTGATAGTCAACATGCCTCCGCGACACTCGAAGTCAGAGTTTGCCTCGTATCTTATGCCTAGTTGGTTCCTCGGCAGAAATCCGAAGTTAAAAATCATTCAGGCTACAATGAACACGGAACTTGCTGTAAGATTTGGCCGCAAGGTCAGGGATCTTATCGCGGATCCGTTGTATCATGAGATTTTCCCCGATACCGACCTTAAACAGGACAGCCAAGCAGCCGGTCGGTGGGAGACCAGCGCGGGCGGGGAATATTTTGCAGCCGGGGTGGGTGCTGCAATGACGGGGCGCGGCGCGGACCTTCTTATTATTGACGATCCGCACTCGGAGCAGGACGCTCTGTCGTCCACGGCCTACGATCAGACATACGAGTGGTACACATCTGGCCCGCGTCAGCGTCTTCAGCCGGGTGGTGCCATTATTATTGTCCAAACACGCTGGTCCAAGAAGGATCTGACGGGCAGGTTACTGCAAGCACAGGCGGCTGACCTGATGGCTGACCAGTGGGAGGTGGTCGAGTTTCC